ATCTCCGCTTCCAAGTTGGCATATTGCGTACCGCCTTGGTAGTCCACGGGTGCGAAGTAAAACGAACCCGTTGAATATGGTTTGATTGTCAATATACATTCATTCGCACTTTGATCATACCCAAAGGCACGAAACTCCTTGGGCTGATGGTTACGCTTCATGTTAGCCCAATCGGGGCAATAATAGTATTTCTCAATTTCCCCTTTTTCGTTGCACTTGGCAGGGCGAAGAGTTTGTTGTGGGAAATGCTTGGCCATCACATACTTCTTGCGGTCTTTTGACTTAACAAGTTGGAATGATGCTTGGCCCAACATCTTCAAATCCATTGCAACGGCACGAATGTCATCGGCACTGAACAACTTTTTGAATTCGATATACCCTGGCAAATCCCTTGATGCCCTTGTTACCTCTAATCCTTTACCAAAGATTTGGTCAACAGTGCCTTTGATACAAGCGTTATTCGTGGGGCTTGAATGGTACAAATCAATCAAGTATTGATAATAGTTGTTATCATCGCCATATTGCACCCAATCACGATTCTTTTGCTCAATAATCGATGGCGCGGTATATGATTGAAGTTGTATAAAATCTAAATTCATAAGGTTTTCCAATTCGGTGTACCTGGGGCCGTCGTTGTAAACTGCTTCCAAGTGTTGTAAATGTTTGCCGTTCCCGTAATCCAATATCCTAACACCTCCCACATCAACACATTGCCGTCGTAAACACGAAACAACAATTCATCGGTATTCTTTGCCACCGCATCGATGTTGGTCAATGTGGGCAAATTCATGGTGATGAAGGAGTAATGTTTGTTACAAGCGGTTGTGGTTGACACCATTGTTTTGGTTGGTTTGTGCCATACCTCAATGGTTGCGGTTGATACCCCCTCAAAATCCACGAATGGCGTGAATGTGATGGTGGTGGATGTATCATTAATGTGCATACCAATAAAACGCCTAATCGGGTTTTTGTTACAAAAAGAAAACCCCCACCAATGGTGAGGGCTTCCGTCAATCTATGAACTAAACTAAAATTAAGCCGCTAACACGGGAGTAATTACGCTCGAAATCTCGGAGTAATTGTCGGCATCAACGGGGGCGGGTGGCAATGGTTCGCTTGACATGAAAGTCAAAGTGTTCAAACGGGCATCACCCATTTGTACGCCCCATGATGAAGTTCCACCATTGGCATCACAACCAAGGGTTTCACCAATCAACCAAAATTGGTCGTTTCTATCCCACACGATGATTTGCCATCTACCTTGTGCCAATACTTTCAAAGTATCCATGTCGGCATCGCCCGTTACGGGAGTTTTACCGCTTGGTTTGAATGACAAAGTGAAGGTGGTTTCGTATGCGTTTGTTCCGTTATCGCGTGATGCGATCACAGTAGTTTCCATGGTTGACAAACCCTTCAACTCCCAAAAAGGTGCTGAAATTGGGGTGGTATTTGTACCATTGTCAATCAAGGTTACCAAACCACTCACACTCTTTGTCACGCGGTTTGCAAATTCAAATGGTACGAAGAACGCACCTTTCAAACCACCAACAAATTGTTTACATGGTTCGTATCTTCCTAATAATGTTCCACAACTTGGCATTTTCTTATATATTATATGGTTAAAAAAAAGGGGTGGGTGTTAGGCCCACCCCATAGTTTTATGTTTTACCTCAAATTAGGTTACATTTATTACAACTTGTTGAGTTGGGTTGGTTGCGATGATACCACCAGTGAAACGCATGATTACGCGAACATTTTGTGAACCATCGATATCGCTCATGTCGATAACCTTTACCTCGTTGTAATCGCTCAACAAACCAGTACCAAAGTGCAAATCGCTCTTCATACCCAATACGCAGTCGTAGTCGTTAAGACCAGGACACATAGTTACGGGGATACCTTGGAAGTTCATTGGCTTCTCACCAACATAGAATTGGAAGTTGTAGTTACCTGCTGACAATGCGGCTTGGTAGGCTTTCATTGTGCCTGGGCCAACATAGTATTGGTAACCTTCTTTTCCGTACAATGCGGCGGGTGAGTAATCCAAAGCCTCTTGCAAACGAGCCACAACATTTGAACCAGTTGTAGCACCGCTGAATGGGCGAACGATTGATGAATTGTCGATAAGGTATTGAACCATACCACCAGTGTACCAAAGGTTTGATTTCCAAATACCAATTTCGTTGGCTTGGGCAACCTCGGCGGCGGTTTGGGCAATTACGAACTCCTCGAAAGTTGGGGGCATTTTTTCAAATGCGCTGAATCCCGCTTGTGCAGATTCCCAAGTTGTACGCAATTGGTTTTTGCACAACTGCAAGTTCACTTGCTTCTCGGTGGTGGTCAACACATATTCGCCCAAAGTTACTGAACTTGAATCGGTGAAATCACAAGTCGCAGCGGCGATGTCGATTGAGTTTTGATAGTTACGGATAACTTCTTTGTACGCTACATTGGGGTGCAATGTAATCAATTCTTTTGCCAAGGTTTCGCCAGACAAAAGGGCGGCCGCAATGTATTTGTTGCTAAATAAACCCGCGTAGGTATTTGGCGATACAGTTGGGCCACTCAAATGGGTTTTGATAAGATTATTTTTCATTTTTGTGGTTGTTAGAAAAGTTGGTTAAATACTCGGTCTTTGATAGTTTCTTCACGCTTGGCACCCAATTTGAAAAGCAATTTGCTTTCGGTGGCGTTTGCCTCGGGGTTGAATGCGGTGTGGGGGGCGGGTTCGTTGGACAATCTTTCCATCAATTCCTCGTTTTGTGCTGACAATGCAACTTTTTCGGCTTCCAATGCGCTCAAACGGGCTTCAAACTTCGCTTCCAATTCTTTGATTTGTGCGGAGAAATATGATTCTTCCATCTCGGTTTTGGTTTTCACAGTTTTCTTGGGCTTGGCCATCTCCTCCGCGATTTGGTCTTTCATTGGCATATCCTCGGCAACAACTTCTTCTTCAACGATTTCGGCTTCGGGTTTTTCTTCTTCCTTCTTCGCAATCTCAACGATTGTTCCGTTTTCGTCTACTTCGATTTTGTTACCATCTTCCAAAATGAACTCACCTTGTGGGGCGGGGATTTTCCCATCCTCGGTTACAATGAATACCGCTTGACCTACTTCAAAGGCATCGGCCTCAAAGATGGCTTGACCATCCTCGGTTTTAACTTGTGCCAATTCAACCGCAACAGGTTCTTCGGCAATGCCGAGTTTCACCATGATGCGATCCAAAATTGTTTCTGCTTTCATACTCATAAAACTTTATTATTTATTGTTGTTAGATTTTTGGTATTCCATAAGCATCTCCTTGATTTCGTCAATCACGCTTGGAGTTTTGCTCATTTTCATTTTGTCGGCGAAATAACCCTCGATGGAGAACCCTTTGACTTTGCCCGTCTTAACATAGTTTTCCCAAACATCGTCATTGGTTACTTTCAAACAACCCATCCATGTGCCGATGGGGTCGTTCATTCCATAGATAGCCGATTTGTCCTTTTCCATGTCCTCTTTTAACCAAGTTTCAACCAGGCACAATCCGTTCAATTCAACTTCATGTTCCAATGTGGCATTGCCTTGCTTTGAGTTCATCAAATACATTTGGGATGCCTTGGCAACTGTGTTCTTGGAAAAGTAAATATAGAATTCATCCAATTCACCATCCACCACTTGTTTGCGGTAAATGGGTTTGTCGGGAATCAATATCGGCCCCATCAAAATTCGCTTTTCGGCATCAACCTTGGCGAACTTTACTTCATGGGATTTTAACGCAACAAAATTGGATTCAATGGCGGGGGCTTCTACGATGCTTATCGCATCAATGCCACTTGCCATTTGTTGTTCATCCAATATGAGTTCAACGATTCTCATTAGAATCCAATGTTTACATTTTTCAATTGTGATATTGCTTTGTCTGCACTGGCAATATCTTTGGTAAATGTGGCAATCCAACGATTAAATGTTCCAATCGTTTTTTCATCACCCAATGCCTTTGCGGACTCTAATCCTTTTTTTGCTTTTGCCAGGGCATCGGAATTTATTTTCTTTGATTCTTCCAATCGCTTAAATGCGGCACTTAATTCCTTTTGAATTACCAACAATGACCCCGCTTCCATATTTGCATTGACTAATTCATCAAGCAATGCCAATTCAACTTTTACTTCGCCTAACTCAACTTTTACGGCATCGGAAGCCATGAATTTTTGAAATGATGTTTTCATATTACATATAACGGATTATCCTGGGAATGTTGCGTTTTGTTGAATACGGCGGTCAAGTGCTTGTTGTGTACTCATGTCGGTTGCCACGGCATA